ATAAGTTTGACCACCATAATATTCTGGATTTGTAGTTTGATAAAGGTTTTGAGCCTCATTAAGACCATACTCAACAAATGGCCTAATTGTTGGGTCTAATTGATTATTAGTTTGAGATGTTTGTCCTCCACCTCCACCACCTCCACCTTTATAAAAGGTAAAGTTGTCTATTAAATTAAATAGCCAGTTATTAAGATTAATCATGTTATTTGTTTCTCCACTATAATGTATCTGTTTTCAAACCCATAAGCACGTTTCCAAAGCCTAGCTACTGCTTCAAAAGCTGCTCCCTGTATCTTTGTACCACCATTGGTTTTAACCCATTGTTCAAACTCACTAAATCCTTGCTTGTCTGTCTTACCACCAATAGCTGTAATAAATGCTACTCTATCGTTAGGATAATTTATCCACTCTATAGTCATAGCACATTTAATTATTAAATCTTCTTCTGTGCCTACACAAAGAACTTGTCTGCCTTGTGTAAGCAATACTTTTAATTGATCAAGATCATATTCACCACCAGAATGAGCCATAGCCCTATCTAGCATGATTTCAACTTTATCCCATGTTTGCTGAATGTGTGATGTAGGTACAACGTAAAACTTTAACATTTGCATACCCAAGTTTGTGGTTCAAATCCTAACTTATAGGCCATCTTATTCCATCCCTTGCGATGAGATGTAAATGTTATTTCATGTATATTGCTTAATTGTGCAATCTTCTTAATTTCATCTAAGCCAAATTGCATAAGATTTTTATTCTTACCATATGCTGCCCAGATATGTATTCTGTTTTCAAATGCTTGTGTTATAATGTAACCTTGCCATAGATCATCTTTAAGTATTAAATGAAGCTGTGCCCTTCCTTCAATAATATCGCAGTATGCATCCTCTGGAATCCAAAGGTTTCCATGCTTAGACATTTCAATAAGGCTTGGTTTTATTTGAGGCCAAACTTGTTTTAGTTCTTGTGGTTTTATATAGTGTAGATTCATCCTACAATTATATCATTTGACTTTTATATTAACCCACCACTAGATAACGATATGTCTTATCAGTTAAAGTGTTTGCTGGATGTGTTATAACTGCACTACCTTTACTAGTAGAACTTATATATACACCACCAAATAAATTAGATGATGCACTACCATTAGCAATATAATTCATAGTGACAATAGCACTAGGTGTTGCTGGTCTAGTAGGTGATGTTTGTGTACCTTGAGCTTTAATAGTAACAGCAGTATTAGATGCTCTCCACATAATTTGTACATAGTCATTAGCAGCTAATTGTGCATAGTAATTCATAGCAGCAATAACATGATATGGGTCTGTAGCATTTTTTCTAGGTGCTAAACCAAAAATACTATTAGACTTTGCTATATTAGTACCATTAATTCTAAACCATACATCTACATCTTCTGTAGAATTAGCTAAATTAGATAATTGCAAACTAAACTGAATATTATATAGTCCAGCATAAGTTGCTTTTAATTGTGAACTGCTTTGTAGTACAATACCACTTTCATAGTCTACAGTATCAAATGTAATAGGATATGCTGTAGTTGTACTTGCTGCTGACTGTGTTGTGCTATCTTGCCATGCACCATAAGGTGTAGAGTCATTAATAGCATTGGCAGCACTTGCTGTAGTTGCCATAAGCAATATTACAGAATTATAACCTATACGTTCATCATTAATAGTTGTAGTAGTAGCACCACTAGCAGCTAAAGTAATATCACCTGTGTTGTTAGACTTACCTTCAACAAGATTGTTTACTACTTCTGAAATTTCACGAGGTGATCCACCTTGCCAATTCAGTTTACGATACATATCCCTAGACATTATCTATTGCCTTGTGACTCTATATTTACATCCACTCCTATGGCGGTAGTCCAAGACCCTGTAGGAATAACATTTAATCTATGATAACGACCAGCACTTCTTAAAGGAACTCTAGTACCTTCACCGCTAGAAGCTGCTGAATTAAAAGTAATAGTATCATTTAATTCTCTACGAGAAGCTACTGCTACTGTGGCTGCACCATTATCTACAATAGGTCTTGCAAGCGTTACTACAGAATTATATCCTTCTTCTATGTCAGATGTAATAATGCTGGCTGTTGTATTGCTACCATTAAAGGTAATGATTTGTGTATCTTTTGTACCTGCAAGAATATATTTACCACCTGTCCATATTCTACTGTCTAAAGAAGCTGGTACAAGCTCTATGCTTGGATATAATGTTCCAATATTTTCTAGTGTAAATCCTGATGAAGCAGCAGATCCTAAATAACTAGATGTTGTTTCACCCCTTGACCATCTTTGAATCTGCCAGTTATAAATTAATAGTTCACGACCACCTGATATTGTAGGATAATTCCATACCACTATTTTACGCACAGGGTCAATAGTAGAGCTCATTGTAGAAATATTGCTAATGTTTAAATTAGCATAAAAATATTTATCTATTTTTTCTGCACCTATAGGCACAATACTTTTACCATCACAAGAATAAAAACCATCATCTGATAAAAAGTATGTTATTCCTGCGTACTGGGCTACAGAACCATTTTCTACACATCCTAAATTTGAAGAGATGGTATCAAATTGAAAGAATAATGGTGATCCAATGTATGACATTCTAACTAATGCGTGATCTAACAATACCAAACCAAACTCACCACCAGTTACTGCAACTATATTACCGCCCTCGCTGATTATCTGATAGTCACTTTGAGATGCACCACCAGAAGTCCAGTCAGTTTCATCGTTTATGTCTGACCATTGCAATTTATTAGGTGTGCCAGATATATTAGCGGCAACTACAAAGTCACGAACTACTGTAACATATTTACATACAGGAGCAGAAGCATTTACATCTGCAAAAGCAGTAGATGAGTTTATTGTCCATGCTTGTATTTTTTCTGCATTGTTTGCTGCTAATACAACATTACCAAACTGTGTAAAGCTCCATCTTTCAGTACCTGTGTACCCACCTGCTTTACTTTTATTTTCAAGGTCTAATGTTGTATTGTTAAACTTAAATAGCTTAGTAGCTCCGCCTGCAAATAATTGAGTAGATGTACTAAATTTACCAACCATAATGTTATTAATATTTTCAGATGCTGCATTAGAAAAATTAACTGCTGCTGGGAATGGCAAGTAACCTGACGTAGAAGGAATTACATTGTTAGCGTCTAATAGTGTGTCTGCAATAGAAGGCTGGTCTGGCTTCCATTCTGTAAAAGGTATTCTTTTAATTGGCATATTAACCTTACTTAAAAACTGCTATAGCTAAAACACCTGTGCCAGAAGCTGTTGTCCATGTAACTGAACGACCTGCCTCTGCTGTAGGTGTATAATAAGAACCTGCTGCATAAAATATTGCACTATTGACACTTCCACTATTGTCAGTAGTCATACCTGTTAATGTCTGTGAAGCACTTCCAGATGAACTAAAACCACCTATGGCAAGGCTATCTGTGCCTAAAGTGATAGAAGCAGAATAAGCTGTTGCTATGTCTGTATAAGTAGATGTAGGTGTATAGCTTGCTAAGTTAAGAACTCTGTATACTTTAATAGCAGGATTAGTTAAGTTACCATCTAAAGTAATGCTTACATTGTCATTAAGACTTGATGTATTAGCTACCCATACTTGAGATACAAGTCCTGAAAATGATGTTGCTGTAACTGCTTGTGTTGCAGATACTCCACCAATAGTGCAAGCAGAAATACCACCTGTACATAAAGCAACTACAATAGTAGTTCTTCCACCACTAGCTTCACCAAGATTCATACTTGTAAATGAATATGTTGATATAGCTGTAGTAGCAAAATTTGCTTCTGATACATAACTATAAGATATAGGATTTTTAGATGTTAAGAAACCATAGCCTCCAGCACCACGACCTTTGCTAATTAAATTAGGCATTAAAATTCCTTATGCAAATTTAGTTTGTGATACTAATACTGTAAATGTGGCTGAAGCTGTCTTAATAATCGTATAGGAATAAGCATCTATAGAATTAGCGTTTCCTGCTGTAAATGCTATACCACCTGTATATTTAGGTGTAACAGATGTGCCATCTATAGTAATTGCATTGTTATAATAAGCAGTTGATCCTTGTGTAACCAAGAACACGACTGTAAGTGCATCACCTGTTGCCATAGCACTATTTAAAGATGTGCCACTAGATGCTCTAAAATTTACAGTCCAATTTGCAGTAGCATTACTTGTATAATATAAAACTGATTGTGTAGTTACGTCATATTGTTTTGTTCCAGTAGCTGCTGTTGCACTTACAGTTACAAAGTCTATAGAATTTAAAAATTTAGAAGATAAAATGCTTGTAGAACCTGCAAAAGTTTGTTGTGCAGTAAATGATTGTGCAACATCTGTTTTAGCTGTATCAGCATCATATGCTTGAACATCTGTTCCTATGACTAAACCAAGTGCTGTTCTAACACCACCAGCAGTAGTTGCAGCAGTACCACCTTGAGCAATGCTTAATGGTGTAGTAAGACCTGTAAGAGAAGTTATATCAGAGTTAGCACCACTAGCAGCAGCACTTAAAGCTGTCCTAGCACCACTTGCTGTAGTTGATGCAGTACCACCTGAAGCAACAGGTAAAGTATCACCACTTGTACCACCTTGCCAATCTTTAAGGTGTTTCATAAGTGAACGAATAGCATTGTTTATTCCACTAGGTGAACAACTTTCTGCTATGTCTATGCTATCTATGTCTGTATTAGAAGATGCAGTAGCTGAATATTCTGATATTTTTGTCTTTGCCATTTTTTATCCTATTTGTGTCCATGTATTTAATCCTGCTGTAGATGTAGTCCATTCCTCACCTAACCTATATCCTTTTGCTGAAACTGTAGCTGTTGATGTTACTATTGCGTTTCTACTATAAGTAGCATTAGCTATGCTTATGACTAATGCACTTGTTGTTATGCTAGCTTCACCTGAAGATGTAAATCCACCTATTGCTGATACTATTGCAGACGCAACAATAGATGCACTTGAAGTAATAGCTGAAAACATATCGCAAGTAAGTGTTGCTGTAGCAGTAATAACTGCATTTGCACTATGAATAGCAGTTGCTATTGAGCTAAAAGAAGTAGAACAAAAGGGAGCTTGGCTAAACATTATGCTATATCTTTATATGGATATCTAGCTTTAATAGCATTTACTTCATCAATCCATTCTTGTTCTGTTTTTGATCCTCTTTGCCATTGAAAAAAAATAGGATCAGAAATTGTTGTATACTCAACCTGTCTTTTTTTACTTTGCTCTTTATTAAATGCTGCATTTTGTTGAACAATATAACTAGGATCAACCCAATCGTCTGCAACTTCAGAAATAGCAGCAAGTCCTGTAATTTCTTTTGTTAGTACTATATCACCATTTGCTAAATAATAATCTGTTTGTTCAACAATAGAATTATAAGAACCATATATAGTTCCATCACTATTACTTGTTAAAATATATTTCATTTAAAATCCTTAATAATTACGAAATAAATGGATTTGCAAAAGGTACAAATTGGTATTGTGTAGCATTATAAACAAATACATTACTTTCATCTAAAAACATTTGAGTATTATAACTAGATGGAGCAGAATAACTAGCGTAGTTAAAATTTAATGTAGAAGTAGAAGGATCACATGCCCATAAAGTTCCTGAACTATAACCTAGTCCACCTAACATTTTTAGATTAGAAGAACTAAATAAAACAGAACCATTATTAAGTCCTCCATAATTACCATTAGATGGTACTTGATATAGAGCATTGTTTGTATTATACACAGAAGTTTCTACTGGTTTATATGTTACTGTTGTATTTGGTGTAGTACTTGTAACTGTAGAGGTACCTCCATTAGCAATAGTATAAGTTGTACCAACTAAAGAATTATTAACATTACCTACAATAGTTCCTGCTGTATTGCCCCAACTTTTTTGTGCAGAAGGAGCAGTATATCCATAGTCATTACTTGCTATTGGTGAAACATATGGACTTGCTGTTCCCCAGATTACATTAGGAGATCTTGCTCCAGAGGTAATAGTATTTGTAGAAGGACTGTAACTAATATAGTTACCATAAGTACTATTATAAGTACCATTAAAGTTAGTAGCACTCATTACAGCTGTAGTATGAGCCTTAGGACTGCTTGTTAAAAAGTAAGTTATATCAACAGAAGTATTAACATCAGAATTACCTGTACCTGCAGTTAATGTTACTGTTGTACTTGATACACCTACAGTATAAGCTCTCATATTACTGTTAACGTTATTTCTACCAGAGTTAGCATGAGCATATCCAATAGCATAAGTTAAGAAAGCATTGTTACTTCCAGAATAATAAGGATTACCATACCATTGTGTATAAGCTCCTGAAACTCCACCAGTTGCTGTATTGCCAGTAAATTGATCTACTGTTGAAAAGTAAGCTTCACCAGATACAATAGCAAAACCACAGTAACCTGTGTATCCACTTACAGGTGCTGTTGAATACTGACCATTACTAGTAGAACTATTAAATATAATAAGACCACGATCACTACCATTAGTTGCTACATTTGGAAATTGATAATATGGAGCATAAGAGCTAGCAGAATTAGCATTAACTGAAATCCAAGCAGATGTTGTTGTAGGATGTGTCCAAATTAAAGTTTCAACAGAACCATAAGTTACAGTTTTAGTTGAAGCATTAAATGTAATAGCTCTACCATAAACTTGTCTTTGATTTGTACTACTTGTATAAAGAGCTAAAGCTGTTGTAGCACTAACTCTAATAAGTCCCCAATTAGCATAATTATTACTATTAAATTTAGTAAGATCCCAAGTACCTGTCCAAACTGTACTATCAGAAAAATTAGCAGCAATAATTGGAAGACCTAATCTCCATACACCATTAGCTGTAGAATTATCTATAAGTTCAAGTGATGATACAGCACCTGTATTTGGAGATGTAGAGGCAATATTTACTGGTAGATACTCTCTTGTAGTTCCACCATTATCTTTAACTGCAATTGGATAAGCTGAAGTATTATAAAAAACAAAATAGGCATTACCTTTAGTCATTGTAGTAGCATCAGGTAAAGTAATAGAGTAGCCACTAGCTGTTGCAGATACTACTTGTAATTGAGAACTAGATGAAGTAAGAGTTACATTGGTTGTACTAGAAGATAAAGAAATAGAACCTGAACCTGATCTACCTCCACCAGTAATGGTAATTGCACCATCACCATTAGTTATTGCTATACCAGATCCAGCAGTAAGTGTTGCTTTAGTTAAACTTCCAGAAGCATTTCCAATGAGTAATTGACCATTAGAATATGTTGATTGTCCTGTACCACCTAAAGCTACTGGTATAGAAGAATTAAAATCAGTAATACCATAATCCCAGCTTGCTGCTGTTGTGCCACTTGTTAAAATACAAGTAATATGTGCAGTTGTATTAGGTAAAATAGTAGCTACAAGATTTCCTCCAGATGAATTAACAGTTAAATTACCAGTAGAATTGTTAGCTATATGGAAAGACCATCCATTAGATAAAGTGCTTGTTACAGGCAATACAACAGTTTGTGTTGTTGAACCAGTAAAGTATTGGTAGTATGTGCTTGCGTTAGTAAGTGTTGTTGTGCTAGCAGAAGTTGCTGTTGTTGTGTATGTTTGTAAATTAGCATTTGCAGCTGGAGCTGTAGTCGCACCAGTTCCTCCATTAGCAACTGGAAGAGTACCTGTAACACCTGTAGATAAAGGCAGTCCTGTAGCGTTTGTAAGCGTAGCAGAAGCTACTGTACCTAATGCAATAGCATTGTTACTATCATCTTTATATAATGCTTTATTAGCTGGATAAGTACCAAAGACATCTTTAGTGCCAGCAGAAAAATTTACAGCAGAACCTGCATTAGATGATTCTAGTACAGTTGTTCTAGCAAGTGTACCTGCAGCTACTGTGCCAATACCTGTTTCCCATTCTGTACCGCCTACAATAGTGTAATAGGTAGTATTGGTGTTTCCTATTGCACTAGAGAATGTTTGAAAGCCAGATACTGCACCTGCTAAAGTAAGCGTGCCTGTGCCTGTGGTCGTGCTTGTTTCTCTTACCCTGTCTTTAACGACTAAAGCCATGATTATTCCTTATGCTAATGTGACTGATAAATTGCCAGAGCTAATCTTAAATATATCACCAGAATCTACTGTTTTACTTGCGTCTAGTGGAGTGTGGTATAAAAGGTTTCCAGATGTTGCAGCATCATAAATGCCCATGTGTGTAACTGTTCCCCATGCTGCTGTGCAAGTTGGAAATGTTACATCTGCACTATTAGTAGTGACTCCGTTAGATGGTGAGCCAAAAGTAATAGATGTTCTAGCGTATGAACCACCAGAAACTTCTGTGCCTGATCCTGCATCTGTTGGGTCTGTTGTAAAGAGTGCTGCGTATACTGCAGCTGGTGAAGTGTAAGTTGTGTTTCGTAGAGTTGCATTTACAAGTGCGTTCTCTAAATAATTGCTCATTTCTGACATAATATTGCTCCTGTTAAAGTGTTGTCATAACTAATGGACTGCCTGCATATTCACTAGATTCGTCTGATGATGATAAAGCATTAAGTCCTCTATCATATAAGGCAGCCCAAGTTTGTATTCTTGCGTCATTTAGTAAGTATGGTTCTGCTTCACCTAGTGCACCATAAAGAAGTAAGTCTGGACAATAAGCCAAAAATACATTTGATGATACAGATGAACTTAATTCTGGAGGTGATGCGTAATAAAGCATAGATAATGTGTAATCACTATCTGGTATAGGTGCAAATGCAAACTCTGTTGCTAATACTGTGTATTTTGTAGGTTTACCAGATTCAGTTGTTCTTGCGTTTGTATAAAAATTACTAGGGCTTAAATACTCTACAGCACTAACTGGATTAGTTGCTAAATGCAGATACCTCATAGCAAGAAAATCACTAGGCAAAGATACTGTAGAATCGCCTGCTGTCATAGTTGCTGTTGCAACTTTTAGCATTTGTCTAATACGCAAATCTCTTTTAAGTCTTTTCTCTGCTAATGTAATAAAGTCTGGGATTTGTGTTGTCAAATCTGTACGAGCTAAATAATCAGCTATCGTAGACTTTAAATCTGTGTAGTTTGTAAATGCCATTATACTGTGCCTTCTCGTGTACGAAACACTTTGTTATCTGGGTCATTAAGAAATCGTCTAAAGCCTTTTTGGTCTATGATGTGGAATCCACGCATAATACCTTTTTTGTTTAATTCGTCAAAGACAGTCATAGGAATACTTGCTATCTTGTTGTCAAATATATCATCACCCCAACGAGTGTGTTTATCTGTATATTTACGTTGATTGTTATTGTCCTCAATAATATCTGTAATGTCTTGTCTAGTTTCAACCACTAAACCACTATCAGTATCATGAACAACGTTTGTTCTAAATGTTATAGGTTTCATTTATATCCTTAGGTAGAAAAGGCCTACCACAAACGATAGGCCTAATCTAATTACAACTACTCTGCTAAGTCAGCAATAATTGCGTGAGCAGCTTGGTTCTTAACTTCTAATGTATATTCTACTAAAAGTTGAGTCACATCTGCGTCACCAGATTTAGCCAATTCATTTGTTTGGAATGGGCGTAAATATGCAACTGCTGCGTACTCTGGATCAAGAACAAATGCTACTTCACCGCTATCACCAGAATCTGCAGTCATGAATCTGTTAGGAACAACAGATAATGTACCAAAGTCTGACAAGTAAACGTCAGCTGCACCAATGATTGTTGTAGGTTTGTTGCTTGGAGCCATAAAACGTTGAGCTGCAACACCAGTAAATGATGAAATATTTACTTTTTGTGTTGGAGTTGTCATAAGAATGGTTGGAGTACCACCATTAGTATATGCAGATTTAACAGCTGTTTTGATCATTGCTTCTGTGAATGCTGCGTCAGTACCAGATACACGAGCTGTAGTGCCTAGCGAGCCTGCAGTACCGTTAGTGCCACCAACGTAGTTAGAATTTAACCATGTTTGTAGACCACCAAGTGTACGAGCTGTTGTAGCGTTACCAGCTGATGCAACTGTGTTGTTTAAAAGTGCTTTTTCCATGTCACGTTTAAGTTCAGCAGAAACTTTAGCTAATTGGTAAGCCTTTTCAGATTTACGACCAGCTTTGTTAATTGCTTCCATAGTGCCAGAAATCTTAATCGTTTTAGATGAGATTTGAGTTCTATTACCTACTCGTACTGTTGGAGTTACTGTAATGTCAGAAGCTGTATCACCTTCAACTACAGCGTTAGCTGCTGCTGCTGCGAGTGAGTCAGTTTGCCATTCGTGATATGTTGCTGTTGCTTTTGTTTTACCAACAGAACTCATAAATGGAGTTTCTGTAGGTGAGATGTTATAAATAACATCGCTTAGATCTTCTCTATTACCAATAGAGGTATATGTTTGAAACGTTGCCATGATTTTTCCTTAAATTAAATTTTCAAATAAAGCTGCTGCATCTCTTACTCTTCCTGTTTGTCGCAGCTGCTGTGATTGTTTTTTTACAGTTTCGCTATTACTTGCTTTAGTTTGTGCAGTACCAGATTTCAACATCTTTGGTGCTTCAGCAATCTTCTTTGTTAAGGCTGGTTTTGACTTTTGCAATTTGTCATACATCATTGCCTTATGCAATGTAACAACGTGCCTAGAATCATAGACTGAAGATAACTCTTCATCTGAGAATCCTAAGGCTTTGCCATAAGTACGAATCTCTTTTCTGAGGTTTTCGCCTTTGGTTGGATCTGAAAACTCTGGTAGGACTTGTGCTAGTTTTTGTGCTTCCTGTGCAACTCTTTCAGACATGGCACGAGCTTGTTCAGATTGTTGCATTTGTGCAATTCTGTACTGCTCTGCTCTTATAGCTTGGAGTTGTTCTTTCTTTTCAGAAAGTTCAGCAAC